TTCAACAATCCTACAACTGTCAATGATATCGCTAATTCCAAGATACGCAAACCTTGATCTTTTAACATTAGGCATCCAAATAAATGGAATTTCTTCTATTGAATTACCACCAGTACTAACCATCTTTGGTTTTTTTGCTTTTCCTTCCAACTCCCACCTTTCCCATCTATTTCTGTACCAAATTAAATATGATTCATCTTCTTCGAATAGTTTCAAGTATGACAAATGGTTACGGTGTGTGATCGGATCACGTTCAAACTTCCAGTCAAAAATATTCAGCAATGAATACAATGAAACATAGGGATAAACATTGGCAGCTATTTCGTCACTGACGGTCCTTCCTTCAATATTTGGTTTGTTAACCAAAATACCGATTGATCCAGAAGTAGAGCTAAGTTTTTGAGCTCCATTCATAAAAGAATCAAAATCGGTATTATCTAAATCGGAGTCGGCTAAAAACATAACCCATTGTGGATCTGAAGCAAGGTCCCCAAGATTTCTAACGACCGGCTTTTCAGTTAAGTAAAAATTAAAAAGATCAACAATGGACTGGGAATAATTATACACATAACCATTTCTGACTCTATCCTCCCAATTAGCAATTGACTCTCTTGTACTATACCGGTAAAGGGCATGTTTGATAAATTCCAAACCGCCATCATACGCCATCTCATAAAGTGCCCAGTCAACAGAATTTTCTCCATAAAGTTTATGTTTTTTTTCTAAATCTTCTTTTTTCATTTCCAAAATCTGAGCCTCCTTCGTTTATATGTCGGTTTTGTAGCCCATCTCAAAAACTGTGTCATTGAATCAATGTCATCATCCTCTTTTCCAAGTGGAAACTGACATACTTGAGTTTCAAATCTTATAAGCCACGGAGCTTCTCCAGGAATAAAAACACGTCCACCTTCAATAACATTAGAAACTTCCTCGGCCCTGAATTGTTTGTTTCCTTCTGGTACAATTTTGGATACTGGTATTCTTGTTTCCTGATCTAAAACCTGTATTAGACTCTGTCCGGAAGCTCTGTCTTCTATTAAAACTAAAATCGAACCAATATCCCATGCAATGTACTTTTCCCATACAGATATAACAGTTCTTTTTAACTCAGGAAATTGCATACGCTTGTTATAAATAGCCAAAAGGTAATATCCAATTTTAGAAATACCCCATACTGTTCCAGACGATGGGTCGTTAAGCTCAGTTTCTTTAAATGCAGTATCCCAGCTAATAACAATTTTATAGATATCAAACGGTTTCTTTTTAGGCGGTTGTCCGTGCACATTCAACATTGTTTCATATTCAACTATTTCTCTGCTGTCATATCTTTTAAACATACTAAGTTTGAATGTTCCGCCTTCCTCATCCAACGGTCGCTGCTGGTATTGTGCATTCCATTCAACCGTGCCGACATTCTTCCTTATATTCAAAAGAGCAGCTGTTGAGTAACGGTTAGGCCATAGTGCATCTCCTTGAGATCGTTTGGTTAATTTGCACTCCCCTTCAGCGATTGCCGGAAGTGATAATACATCCCAGTCATCGTTATCAGAATCAAGAATAAAACCGGCAAGATCATCAAAGTGCCATCTTGTCATTATTAAAACAATTCGATTATCCGGCATCAATCGTGTATATGCTACACTCTTAAACCAATCAGCCATTTTCTTTCTATTTATCATGCTGTTGGCATCTTCACGACTTTTTGTAGGGTCGTCTATTAAAAACAAATGAGCACCACGGCCAACAATCGCACCACCTACACCAACACTGTAATAGTTACCTCCCTGGACTGTTGATAACTTGTTTGCACTCCTACTTTCAGTTGATAGCGTGCAATCAGGAAAAATCTCATTATACATAGGATCAAAAAACTGACTTCTAACTTTTCTTCCTATGTCACCAGCACGTTCATAAGAATATGTGGCAGCGATTATTTGATGTGTTGGGTTTCTGCCAAGGTACCATGCTGGAAAGAATTCAGATACTTGCATGGTCTTGCCATGGCGGGGAGGCATAAAAATCATAAGCCTGCGTATTTTTCCGGCTTCAAGGGCTATAAGTTTTTCCGAAATTAATAAATGATGATATGCAAGGTCATAGTTTTGATACATGGCACGAATGTATCCATGCAAGAGACTGAATGCAGCGTCTTCAGTTTTTATTTTATTGAGTTTCTTCTGGAGCACCTATTTCTATTATCCCTGTTTCATGTCCTAAAACTATAGCGTCTATTACTGCATCACGCCGTTCCTTTGAGAGAAGTTTACCTTCTTCACCACCGACATGTGCGATCATAGCCATTGCACGCTTTGGTGCGTAAATACCTAATATCTTACATTCTTTTTCAGTAAGCTTTGTCCATTCTTCAACCCACCTGGTACCAGCTTGTGCACCCCGGCATCGCGACAATTTTGTTTTACAAGCACTCTTCATACTACTAATTTCTTTCAAAATTCTTTCACGGTGCATTTCATACATATCAATTGACGCTTTGTTAAGCTTTCGCGTCATTTCTTTAACGTCATTATTAATTATTTGAGGAGAAACAGATAAAATTGAAGCAATTTCGGCAGGTGTAATATATGGATTATCTATAAAGATCTCAGCTACTTTCACCTGTCTGGATGCTTTAGATAACCCTATATTAGTTACTTTAGTCATAATTTTTCCTTGACAACGAATTCATATTAGATAATACAACATATAGTGTCAAGAAAAATTTAAACTACAAGATCAGGCGTGATGCCGAAAGGAACAGGCGAGATGCCGAAAGGAACAGGCGAGATGCTATGGATTTAATACTCGATGAAAATGGCAATGTTGTACTAAAAGATGGCTGTCCGGTTTATAAGTATGAGGACGGTTCGGAAAGTCCGTTTGATGCAAAAAAAACGCTTGATGCAAAAGACAAAAAGATCGCTGATCTGACTGAAGAAAAGACTCGTTTCTTTACAAAGACTGAAGCGCTGAAAAGCGACCTTAAAAAATTTAAAGGAATAGACATAAAGGTTGCTGCAGAAGCGATTGAAACTGTTAAAAACCTAAAATCAAAGGAACTTCTTGATGCCAATGGTATCAAAATTTTAAAATCAGAGATGCTCCAAGGATTTGAAACAGAAAAAATTGACATCAAAAAAGGTTACGATCAGCAAATATTAGACAGAGACGGTATTATACTGTCAAAAGATGGAATAATAAAAAGTCTCCTAATAACCACACAATTTGCCAACAGCCCACATTTCAGTGGAAAAAACAAAAAAACAATATATCCGGCTGAGGATGCTGTAAAAATCTTTGGTGACAGATTCAAAGTTGATGAAAGTACACTCAGTATTGTTGCTCTCGATAAAAGTGGTGAGGTATTAAAATCACAGAAAACACATGGAGAGCCTGCCGATTTCGAAGAAGCCATAGCCAAAATCATCGATGAACATCCGAGAAAAAATGAGATTCTTAATATGAGTCCGGGTGGACCTTTTGCTACGGGGAATTTAGGTCCTGCACAAAAGGGTGATTATGGATCACCTGCAGAAAAAATAGCAGCTGGCTTGAAAAGACGTCATCCAGAAAAATTTGGTACGTAATGCCACGCTGCCAAACTAAATGAGGTGATATTATGGCAACGCAGACTCTCGCAGAAGCTGCACTATTAATAAATGATGAGATCGTCCAAGGCGTGGCAGAGGATTTTATTTCGGTAAACCCACTTTATGACATTCTTCCTTTTACCGGATATGAAGGTCAGGGTCTAATCGTAAACAGGGAGCTTACTCTCGGACCTACCGAGGTAGCGGCGGTTGGAGCAACAATTTCAGCCACTGCAAAAACGGCTTCCACATTCACACAAAAAGTATTCAGAGCAACAAAACTAATCGGTGACGCTGAAATGGACGGACTTGTCCAGGCTCAGTCATCCGGAGCCGGTGTTGACCAGATAGGTCTTGAAATTGCATTGAAGGCCAAGTCTCTTGGAAGGTTATTCCAAACTGGAATGGCCACTGGAACCGGTTCAACCCCACAAATGAACAGTTTTCACAGCTTGTGCGATGCAACACAGTACACAACTGCGGCAACTACTCAAACCCTTTCATTCGTGCTTCTTGACGAACTTCTTGATCTTGTCCTTTCAAAGGATGGTCAGGTTGATTGGATCATGATGCCAGCAAGAACAATCAGGTCTTATAAAGTTCTACTCAGAGCACTCGGCGGAACCCCGGCAGACTGGGTAATTAAGCTCCCGGGTACAGACAGAGAAGTTATCTCGTACGAAAATATTCCGATCTTCAGGAACGATTATTTGTCCATTGTTGAAACATCAAACGGTGCAGCTTTAAGCGGTGGTGCTTTGACGTCAGTATGGGCTGGTTGTTTCGATGACGGATCAAACAAGGTTGGTATTGCAGGAGTTCATCCAATTGCGGTACCCGCAGGAATTATGGTAGAACCTGTCGGAGCAAAAGAACACAAAGATGTTTCAATATGGCGTGTCAAACAGTATGCCAATATAGGGCTCTTTAACCGAAAAGGTCTTGCACGACTTACTTCAATCTCTAACTAAGTTCCTGCAAATGCGGTTTCCATCAATGAGGGCTCGGAAACGGGTCCTCATTAAAAAACGGGGAGAAGAAATATGGACAAAGTATGGGTAAGAGCAACGGTAGACACGAAGTTACACACAAAAGTTCCAGGGATTCCAATCCGCTTATGGGGGCATGACTTTGAAGTTCAGGTAGATGGAACATTATGCATGCAAATGGATCCTGCTTATGTAAAACACGAAGTTAAAGCAGGGCATGTAAGAATTATGAATTCCCCACCTGCAGGAAAAGACACGGCGATGCACAAAAAAATCACTGTGATAGACAGAACTGGGCCAAATTTAACACTGGACATCGGCACATATTACGGTGCGGGTGACTTGAACACGCTCATTGAAAGAATTTCTGCAATGCGAAAGAAAGAAAGTATAATAAACTTTGCAGATAAAAGGTTCGAAGATCATGACCTAAAGCTTTCAATGAAATTAAACGACCTTATTGACAAAATAAGAAGCCTGGTTGATTCTGCGTACATCCAACACAAAGAAGGTGATTAATGCTATCAGTGGCAATGATTGTCAAAAACGAACAAAAGAATTTGCCACGATGTCTTGAATCTTTAAAGGGACTTTTTGCTGAACTGATTGTTGTTGATACTGGATCTTTAGATCAAACTGTAAAAATAGCAAAAGATTATGGTGCAAAAGTATATCACCATTTATGGGAAGATAACTTCGCAAAGCACCGAAATCAATCTTTCAGTTATGCAACAGGTGACTGGATATTTCAAATAGACGCAGATGAAGAACTTGTATTCTTTAATAACAGGAACCCAAGAATTCTGTTAGATTTTCTGAGTCGCGTCAAAAGTAGTATCCATGCAATAACCCTAGAGCTCACAGACATGTGTGCTGGAAAGCAAGTTGCCACAATGCATCCTGTTAGAATCTTTCGCAGAGGGAAGGTAAAATATAAACGAAGAATTCATAATGAACCGATGTTCAAAGGAAATGTTGGCATATTCCCATTCGGAAAATTAAATCATTATGGATATGACCTGGAACCGTATCAACGAAAAGTAAAAGCTAAAAGAACAATTGAACTCTTACACCAATCTCTCGAAGAAGATCCAAAAGATTATGATTCCATGTTCTATATTTCTCAAGCATATTCGCAGTTCGGGCTCGATAACATAAAATCTCTGAGGTGGGCTGAAGAATATGCAAAACATAGAAGCAACATTGCAAAAGGTAAGTTTCATGAATCAGTATATTATAGCATTATTATAATGCACATGAAAAATGACGACATGAAGCAATGTTGGAAATGGTTGGAAATCGCATTAAAAGAAATTCCAGGGGATCTGGATATAAATATGGCTCTGCTAAGATACGGATTGCTTACAAACAACCAGAACTTGGTAGGAGCTGGCGCACGTGCATTTGTAACGTCATATCATTCGTTCAAAAAAGATACTGTCAAAAGAGCTGCAAGGTTTGCATTCAGTTACAACGAAGACAGCCTGGCGTTTGCGTTGTTCCATCTTTCGGTAACATATCTAGAGCACAGCAAAATTGAACTCGAACGATTATATGCCGTAATGCCGAACATATCCAAGAAACTCGCAGATGAACTTCAGCAGGGCTTAAAAAGCTGGTTTGATAAAAATGAAACCATTTTTAAGCATACTGACTCGATGCTTCAAGCGTCCAAAACAGCTGGAACGCTGTATAGCCTCAGTCCAAAACCAAACAAACAAAGACTTCGAGCACTTATTAATACACGATAACAACAAAAAAGGCCTTCACTGGGCAAATTCACAAATCCATGAAAGCAGAAATCGTGTAAACGGTAAGTGGATCTACGTACTCGATGACGATGATTATATTACTGATCTCTCTTTTATTGAAGAACTAAAAAAGCTCGACGAAAAGATCAGTGCATCAATAATTATCGTAAAGGGATACATAGATAAAAAGTTGTACCCTCCTATTAATTGGTGGCAACGAACACCAATCCGTGGAACTATCGGTTCCCCAAATTTCATTGTTAAAAGAGAAACGTTTAAAAAATATTCAAGCAAATGGAATGCAAAAAAAGCCGGGGACTATTATTTTATAAATGCCGCATACGAGTTTGAAAAAGTTCATTGGTGGAACCGTATCATATTTCAAGCATCAATAGGAAATGGGATGCCGGAATTTAACACGAGTATACAGGAACAATTTACCAAAATACAGGAAGATTATGATAGACATCAGAATTCCATACATGCCTAATATGCAGCTTGGTAAAGCATATAACCTTTCAATGAGAACCGTGAATGATTGGGTCCTATTCATGGACCATGATATTTTACTGCTTAATCCTCATTACTACGAAATTTGTGAAGGGGTAACTAAAAAGATAGGACATAAGGCCGGATGGATATCATGTGTTACGAATAGGATAGCATGTGAGCCTCAGTGGTGCAGAGGAGCACCCCAGAATGATGACATAATGGCTCATATGAGATTTGCAAAGGAGCGATGGACCAAGCACGGGCCAGAGTTACTGCTTATTGGAAACAAAAAGACAGGAATGAACCATGAAGGAAAAAAATTTGCTGGGTTTTCCGGATTCTTCATGCTTACACATAAAAAAGCATGGGAAGATGTTAAAGGCTTTAAAGATGGGTTTCTCGGAGTCGATAACGATTATTACCAAAAGCTCATAAAATTCGGATATGAAACTTATCTGATGCCAGGGGTCTATGTATATCATCTTTACAGGCAAAAAACAAAATGGAATGAATTTTAACCAACAGGAGGAAAAAAAATGGGACAGAAACTAAAAGAATTTGTTGCACTTCAAGGATTCACCAGGATTAAAATTGGTGAACGGGACAAAAAAGGCAGATTGAAGATTGTCGGTGACAGTGGCTGGAGAGGACCAAACGAAGTTGTGAATGAAGGATTTCAGGACTATATTTGCAAATCCATTGGTTCAATAGCAGGGTCAAAATTTATTACCCATGCCCAACTTGGTACCGGGACAGCTCCCGGGGCAGCGGCGAATACACTTCAAGGCGAAACTGGAGCACGAAAAGCTGTTTCTAACTCTGTAATATCATCGAAGACATTACAGGCTACAGCAGAGTGGGCCAGCGGGGATCATCCAGGTGATTGTACACTGAAGAATATTGGACTTTTTAATACATCTTCAGGTGGATCTTTGCTTTGCGGTAATACTTATGCTGTAAGCTCCTGGGGATCTAACCAGGCAGTAAGCATGACGTATCAGTTAAGGTTCCAGACCACAACATAAGGAACATTAAATGGAATCAGGTGTCATATTTTGCTGTGAGTGTGGATATGGTTTTACATGCAAAATTCATTATTCAAATAGATATTTTTGTCCCTTCTGTAATAAAGAAATGTATTACATTGAAGAAAAAAAATATCTAAAAAATAAAATTGAAATGCATAAAAAACTCGCAGAAATGAATACTACACACACTAAAGACTAAAGGATTACTATGGCTAAAGCTAAACTGTGTATTGATGTTGGCTGTGGAGAGAACTGCCAGCCTGGTTTTGTAGGCATGGATAATCGTAAGGTAAATGGGGTTGAAATTGTTCATGATGCTGAAGTCTTTCCTTGGCCATTCAAGGATAGTGAAGCATCAGTAATCAAGATGTCTCACTTCATTGAACACATCAAGCCTTGGCTTACAATAGATCTAATTAATGAGTGTTGGAGGGTATTAGAAGTAGAAGGTAAACTTTTAATCTCTACGCCTTATGGTGGAAGCTTTAGGTATTACCAAGATCCAACACATTGCAATCCATGGGTAGAAGCCACAGCCACTTATTTTGATCCACGAGAACCACTCTATCAAATTTATAAACCAAAACCATGGAGAATAGATAATTTATTCTGGTCAGTTCATGGTGACTTGGAGCTTGCTATGAGCAAGATCGAGGAGATAAAATAATGCAAACTGATGAAGAAGGCATATTCTGTGTTTTTTGTGGGAAAGCAATAGCTAGATCAATGTGTCTTTGCCAGTTACCTGTTAATCAAGCTTTACAAGGTTGTCTTACTGATGAAGAAAAAGCCAATGGAGTAGTAGCTTCCGATATCAATTTAATAAATAAAGGATCATGAGACTCATAACAGAAAAAACTATCCCAACAGCGGGATATGAACTTCCAATATATGAAGACGTAATGTGCAAACATTGTGGTGAATTCCTAAATAAGTATGGAGAATGCAAGCATCATGATGAATGTTGTGAGTGCGGTCAAATGTATTGTGGATTTGATGATCATGACTGTGAGGGAGGATAAGGCAGTGAAAAAAGATATGATAGAAATGTATTTACATATAGGTAGGCGCAGATTCTCAGTTGAGTTCTTGATGCCACATAAACTTGCAAATATAATAAGTCATGTAGCTGAGAATTATATATGTAAACTGCCTCGCTGTTATTGGGAGCGTGCCCATAAGGAGATATATTTAAAATGATTCAAACCAACACAACTAAATGGCGAGCACCCATACTTATTGGCGTAGCAACTGAAGGCTGGATTCGTTATGAATGGGCAAATGCCAGATATGCCCAGGTCATTCCAATTAACTGGGCTGCTGCCGGGTTTGATATTAACTATACAGCCCTTGGATTTTCCATCGATGATGCGTATAACCTCATGGTCAAACAGGCTCTACAATTAGAAGTTGAATGGCTCCTAATTATAGAAGATGACGTAATGCTTCCTCCAGATTGTTTTCTTAGGATGAATAAGTATGTACAGAAAGGTGATATTCCAATTGTTTCTGGCTTATATTTTTCAAAAGGCAATCCATCTGAACCGCTTGTATTCCGAGGCAGGGGAAATGGTTGCTATTACAAATGGAAAATGGGCGATAAAGTCTGGTGTGATGGTTTGCCGATGGGTTGTCTGCTTATGCATATGAGTATTCTTAAAAAAATATGGGATGAATCCGAGCTTTACCGGGCAGCTAATGGAGAAGAAACAAGACAAGTATTTATTACGCCGAGAAATATTGATTTCACCATGAAGCCTTTTCATTTCCAGGCGCAATTGGGAACTCAGGATCTTTTCTTTTTTGACAAATTGCTTGCAGATAAAAACAGGATTTTAAAAGAATCCGGCTGGAAAAAGATCGCAAGGAAAAAGTACCCATTCCTTTGTGACACTGGAATCTTCTGTAAACACATAGATCGAGGGAGTGGAAAGCAATATCCGTTGTAAAGGTTTAATTATGCACGAACAATTCGAAAATTGGCTAATCAGTAAAGATTGTTACGGAAATCGAATGATTGCTGATAAAGAAAAACCTGCCATCATCAAACGATTTAAAGAACTTGATAACATTAAAGTAATCAAAGGTGACATAAATAAAGATAAACCCAATGAAATCCTTATTGATATTACACCGGAAGGATGGAAAGGAAAACCTGTCTGGGTCAATTTGGCACATCATATTCGACCATGTCTATGCAATAAATGTGATCATAAATATCAATCCGAATGTTATTTAGAGGACTGTGCTTGTTGCACAGATGAATGTACTTAATGGCTGTAGGAGATACTTGTAAATTCAGGGTTGGAACTTTTGCCTTACCAACTACTAACGACAGTTGGGAAGGTGTGGAGTTTGCTACGCCTGTAGGCACACCTGCTGCTATTTTTGTCCAGAATGTAAATGATATAGATATCAGGATTGATGAAACCGGATGGTATCTCGCTATTTATCGAGTAAGAACTGTTAGCGAAGCTACGAATCGTACAATTGGTCGTGTCAGGGCTTTGCACAATTCTGTAGTCATCGAAGGTTCTCAAGGCACTGGTTGGGCACGAAGTTCCGCTAATGCTGAAATCCTTGCTGATGGTCACTGTATTTTTGAAGTAACGACTATAGAACAAAACTTCAGAATTGAATATATGACCAGAGGGGAGGACTCAACTCCTACAGACGATGCTTCTGCTGACTCGGAAGTTTGCCTGATAAGATTACCTGATGAAGCTGATGTTGCATTTGGAATCTATGTTGATGGAACAGACACAGGTGGTTATGCTTCCTCTGCCTGGGACGAAATTGATTGGGATACTGTTGACGAAACAGATACGGCGGTTATCGAAGCTCAAGATGTTAACACTATTCGGCTGAAAAAGGTTGCTCGATATCTTATCTGTTATTCTGTAACATTTCAGAACACCCAACGAGGCCAACGTATAGGCAGAATGACATTGGCCGGTGCTGAAATTCCGCAATCTAATTCCCATTGCTATCTGCGTGACACAGATACCGACTTTAATAACCTTACAGCAATTTTCATTGTTGATAACGACACAATAAACCAAGACGTAGAATTAGAGGTACAGGAAGGGAATACAAATATAACTTCCGGTACCAGGGTAGTCGATGAAAGTCGCTTATGCATCATGGAGCTTCCGAGCACTGCCGAATGCGTAATTGGCTACGATGCCACCGGGGCGCAAGAAACGACTGCAACCGGCTACCTCAATGCTTGCCGCACCACACCCGATGTAATAGATGCGGCTTCGTTTACACGCAACGATAATACAACTATCGAGGTTGAGAAAGCTGATGATTATTTGTTTATGGTCAATGGCAGATTAAATAGGGCGGCATCTACAGGCACAAGAAGCCAGCACGGATTAAGATGGACAAAGAATAATGTCGATCAAGAGGACATCTCGATGTCTTACATTCGAGGTCTTCAATCCACTAATTACACTTATGATGGAGCTTTTAACGGTTCTTTTATGGCAAACCTGGCTGTAAATGATGAAATAGAGTTTGAGTTTTTCCAGGCTGGCGATGTAGGATTAGGACAAACAGTTGGCGGCAGCCTCGGAATGTGCGCACTTAATATTGCAACATTGGTAAGTGCTGTCACTAATCTCGAAATCGATCTATCTGACCTCATCGGAGTTATTGAAAGCATCACACCAGGTATTTCCACTTTTACAATATCTGGAGTTACTTACGATAAAGCCGGTAGTATATTAGGTAGTGTAAAATGTTTTCTTTGCAGAGACAAGGGGGATGACACAGCAGAGTTCCTTGAATACACTTTATCTAATGCTGTCACAGGAGCTTACTCGTTCACAGGAGTCGGATATGGCACAGCGGATCATTTTGTGATTTTCTGGAAAGATGATTCACCACACGTTATGGATGCAACCGACCATGTGTTGCAAGGAGTATAATGGCTGATATAAATTACGGTTTAGGAGATGGTTCTGAAAATGGAACATTCACATCATCGGGATATCTCTACACTGTTTATGTAAGCAATAGCACTCCAACTACGTTTGACGGTGCAGGCAATGTGCACACGATCAAAATCTGGAATAATGTAAACAATGGCAGGCTTAGAATCTGGAAAGGCACATTCTCCGGCGAAGTCTTTACCTTTGACAGCTATACTGAAATTGTTGACATTGACTTAACTGGCAAAGGCACTGGGTGGATAACACTCACTGCTCCCGGTGATTTTACAGCATTTGCTGTGACAGCAAATACAGGGCTGGCAATATACAGTCACAGTACCTCCACCACAGGTACTCAATGGGCTAAATATACCGGTGGAAGTGATCAGTATTATGGATACAGCTCCTCTGATCCACCATATTCTGGAGATGTAACCTTTCAAGATGGAACTACAGGAAGACTGGAAATTAAAGTAGAAGGTGATTTTCCTGTCAGCGATCTTGAAATTGACATATCTGATCTTATTGGAGTTATTGAAAGTGTAACACCAGAAATCTCAACTTTTAAAATTGAAGGAGTGACAAAAAACCAAGCAGGAAGCCCATTAGGAACCTGTGAATGTTTCTTGTTCAAAGACAATGAGGACAACACACTCACATTTATAGCTCACGACCAATCAGATGGAAGTGGCAATTATAGTTTTACCGGCTTGACGGATGGCAGTGCTACTTATTTAGTGTACTCTTACAAAGATGACACACCTCATGTCATGGACGTAACAGATCACGTTTTAATACCTGTAGAGGAATAAATGGCAATTAACGATGGATACTTAAGGTCTGATGTAGATAAAGGAGAAGTCTCTCCTGATAAAGACCTGCGCTTGCGTTCTGATGACGACAAAGTATCTGCTAATTTATCGATTAGTGTTTTTGATAGTGTCGGAACAGGAGAATCTCTTGCACCTGTAGAGTCAGGCGGTAAACTCAGCATTCATGATATTGCTACCATAATCGAGTCTATTATAAGTAAATTATCACCCCTATTAATATCCAAATCAGATCTTATCGGTGTTATTGAAAATATCAGTGTAAAAGCATCTGGTGGGAAATTAGCACCTCATGAAATGATCGCAATTGTAGAAAACATCTTTGCAAAAATGTCTGGTTTATCAAGATCCAGAACTGAAACCATAGGTATTATAGAAAATATTTCTTCCAAATTATCCAATCTTGAAGTAAACAAATTCGATTTAATTGGTATTATTGAAAATGTTGTTACTAAAGTATCTACATTAAAACTTTCCAAATCACAGTTAATAGCCGTCATTGAAAATATCAATCTTGAAATGTTTGGTGGGGTCATATCCTTATCAGAAATAGTGGTTATTACGGAATTAATAACCACTAAAATGTCTGATATAGATTTCAGCAAATTAGATTTAGTAGGAATTATTGAAGTTGCTTTTGTGGAAATGGAAGCTTTGAATTTTAGCGAATCAGATTTAATATCTGTCACTGAAAGCATCGGCCTTTCTATGTCTGGACCAATGCCTACAGGACAAGAAATAATTGCCATTGCAGAAAATATAACAACCGAGTTATCAGGTTTGAATTTTAACAGATTTGAAATTATTGGTATCATTGAAAACATATCCACCCGATTATCTGACCTTGAGATAAACAAATCAGAGATCATTGGTATTATTGAAGATATAACACTAAATATTGTAATACCTCAAACCATCATTGATGTTTTTGACCTTACCAGTATTATCGAAAATATCACAGCTATCATTTCCAGTGGCAAAGCTGTTTCACAGGAAATAACAGCGATCATTGAATACACCTCTGTCCAGATAAGTTCCTTGTTAATATCAAAACCAGATGTTTTAGCCATAATCGAAAATATTTCTATGGCACTTTCTGGTGGAAAATTAAGTAAACATGAAATGATCGCTATTATTGAAAACTTGTCGGTACGAATATCTGATTTAGGTTTAAGTAAATTTGAATTTATTGGACTTGTGGAAAGTATTAACACAGTAATGTCTGATATGGAGTTAAACCTTCAAGATATCGTGGCAATTGTCGAAAACTTGAATCTTGAAATGACTGGACCAATTTATTCAGTACAGGATGCAATAACAATAACTGAAAACATTGCAGTCTTGATACACCTTTGGTCCAACCCATATGACAGAATTGTGATTCAAGAAATTATTGAATCTACAATGACAGATCTTCTTGGAAGTACACACCAGCAAGTAGTCATAATTGAATACATCAATTCTATAATGAGTGGCATTGATGTTCTGTACATCTCAAAAAGCAACCTCATAGCCATAACAGAAAACATTACAATCATAGCTTCTTCTTTAATCAGGCTCGGTGCAAATAAAGTTACTGTCCAAGAATATGTTAGCTTGATTATGGAATTTAAATTCAGTGTATCAGACAAGCTGGCAATCACTGAAAACATCCTAACCGTAATTACTCCATTATTAGGAACATCGATCAATCAAGTTGCAATCCAAGAGTTTTTGAACTTAGCAATGGAAAGTTTTGGAGCTTATTTACCCGAGTCTATTGCAATTCAAGAATATACTAATATTGCAATCCAAGCATTAATTGGAGAGATGTTCGACGCATCTTCAATAATAGAATTTATCAATGTAACCATGGCAAACCTCCGACATGATATAATTTCAACTGATCTAATCAGCATCCAAGAAAATATTGCCATGGTTGTTGCAAGCCTTGCATTGTCATCAACCGAAAACGTTGTGGTAATTGAAGATATAAATACAATTTTGTCTGCCCTTCAATTACCATTACATGACAAATCAACAATCATGGAAGATCTAAATATAACTTTGTCAGGTTTAAAATCAGTTTCTTCAGATTCATTAAGAATAAACGAATACCTACAAAGTATTACATCCACATTAAAAAAGTTGTTAGCCGATAAAGCTGTAGTAACTGAATACATTAGAATCATTGTAAGAACAGTTCAAATTCTCATTTCTGCAATATCATTTATAAAAGACATGCAAGATATTTCATTCTTAAAAGAATCAAAAACAACAAGTTTTGCAAAAGGTATAAAAACAATATCATTTCTGGAAGAATCGAAAACAACAGGTTTTGTAAAAAGCAGAAAAATAATGTCGTTTATAACACCGTCCATGGATCAAGGATTTCTCAGGGAGGAATGTGATGGCTGATGTAGAAAAACAATCATACGAAGAATTCAGAATTCATGCTGATTTTGGACTAAATATGGAAAACGGAGAAGCTCTTGCAGTAGGAAACTGTACCATTACATGCGAAGATAAGGACGGCACGGATGTGACAGCCACGCTCCTTGATGATACAACCAAGGCTGTAATCAACGGAGATGCACCTCCGGACGGGTCGGGATTTACTAATGGTGCATTACAGGTCTTAATTAGGGGTGGATCTGAAGCAGCGAGTCCATATAAATATACATTCAAGGGTGTCACGGACCTAACCCCGCCGAACAAATGGGAAAAAGATATTACCATGAAAATAAAGGAGAGATAAAATGGCTTTAATAGCGACTCCTGGTGCAATTGATGCTAACACGTATGCAACCTATGCAGAAGCTGAAGCATACATAGAATCACGTTTGCATATAGATAATTGGACAGATTCAAATGATGATGACAGGGAAGCCGCCTTAATGTGGGCGACAGCATTGCTCGACAGGTTATGCAACTGGGATGGACGGAAAGCCTCGGATACACAAGCTCTCCGGTGGCCGCGAAGTTTCATATACGATCCAGATGGAAATCCAGTCAACGGATCAACAATCCCGCAATTCCTCAAAGATGCTACATCGGAATTTGCATTGCATCTAATCGGCTCTGATTTTACGATAACAGCGAGCAGAGATACAATCGGATTCAAACAGATTGAAGTTGGGTCACTAAACCTCGTGATGGACACACAGCATGGCGTTGTTAAAAAATCCATGATGCCAGAATCTGTGTGGATAATTGTAAGACAATACTGTTCAAAGATAGGAACGAATAAAAAACTTGTGAGAGTATAAAATGGGACTAAAAGAAGCGTTCAAGGCAGCGGTTCAAACAGCATTCAACGCGGCAGGTAATGTCAAAATATCAATAACATATACATCAAATCCACCTCCAGTATATGATCCAAGCACTGGAGTAGCAACACCAAACACAACGGATTACTCGCTAACAAATGTGATCCGTGAAGATTATGAAGCAATGGAGATAGATGGATTGGCCATACAAGAGAATGATGCAAAACTCTTAATTCCGGTTGATGACTTGACACCGAATCCAAAGATAGACGACTATGTAACCATGGACAGTCAACAATGGAATGTGGTTAATAAATACAAAGATCCTGCTGATGCACTTTGGACATTACAAATAAGGCAATAGTATGTTTGAAAAACACAAAAAGAGAATTCATCAGAAAATCAAAAACAAAATGACAAGAGTATCAAATCATATTGTTAGAGAGTTAATCAGCAACAGTCCTGTATGGACCGGAGAATATGTAAAAAGCATGGAAGTAAGTCAAGCTGCTGTCATGCATACACGATTATCCAAGCCGTCAGGAAAACCATATCCGCCAAAAATTGTCGGGGCGGAAGCTTTGAAAGCATCTGAAAAAATAAAGCTCAAAACAACTGCCAAATTATTAATAGAAACCGGTAATAAAAAAATTGTATTTGGAAACGCTGCACCACATGCTAACTTTGTAGAATATTTAGGTTGGGAAATGGAAGGTTTTAAACCACCAAATGCGGTATTTGCAAAAACAGCAGCATCAACAGAATTAAGAAAGAAATCATTATGACATATAAAGCAGAGTCCATAGCAATAGAATCAAGGTTCGCAGTTGCGTTTACAGTTTGCCCGGTAAAATATGCAAATGTGCAGTTCAACCCAACACCAGGAGAAGCATTCGCAGAGATTCATGTAATCGGTGCAGATTCTATGAGAGCAAGCATCGGAGATACAAATTTACACAGGAATGTCGGAATTATTTCCGTTAATATATACGAACCATTACACACGGGGACAGCAACGGGGAAGGAAAAAGCAGACTTGGCAGCAGCTATATTCAGGTCTGCGAGCTTTGGTGGCATTACATGCCGGAGTCCGAAGGTGGTAGAGGTCGGAGAGATAAAAGAATGGTATGTAATAAACATGAGTGTCCCATTCTTCAGGGACGAAACTTTCTAAGGGAGGAATTATAATGAGTGATGCTAACCGAGTAGGACTACGTTACATTGAAGAAGTGACATGGAACACCCTTCCCGGTACTCCGACAATGACCCCACTTCGGTATACCGGCGAGTCACTGATCCCCAGCGTAGAAAACATTGTGTCAGCTGAGATCAGAGACGATAGGATGATATCAGACCTTGTCCAGGTGTCCAGGTCAAACACTGGTGGTTTTGAGCTCGAACTGTCAGCAGCAAGTTTTGATGATTTAATGGAAGGAGCTCTTTTCAACAGCTGGTCCACAGACGTTTTAAAGAATGGAACCGAGAAACATTCATACAGTATTGAAAAAGCACTTCTTGATATTGATGAATACTTCTTATTTACCGGAATGATGGTAAATTCCATGACATTAACCCTCGCAACTAGTGCAATAGCTTCAGGATCATTTGATCTTCTTGGAAGTGCGGCTACACTTGGTCAAGCTACCAATGCCGCCACACTCGGCGCTATAAGCACAAAGCCAATAATGAACTGCATGGGCAATGTCGCATCGTTAAAAGAAGGTTCATCCCTAACCACTCTTGCAGGGATTTATGTCCAGGAACTTTCTTTCACAATCGCCAATAACCTGCGTCCAGTCTATCAAATAGGTTCCAACACAATTGCCGAGATTGCGGTCGGTAAATGTGATATCACTGGAACACTGAATGCTTACTTTACAAATGATAGACTATTCGATCAATTCCTGGCAGGATCTCCCACGCAAATCGAATTTGCAATCGAAGATTCTTTAGGAAACGATTACACTGTACTATTCCCAGAAGTAAAATTCGAAACAGAAAGCGTTGTGTCTCCAGGACAAGATCAGGATGTAATTGAAACGCTTACATGGCGCGCACTTCGAGATTCAAGCGAAGATGCAATGATTAAAATTACACGGACTGTTATATAGTATGGGCTGGGATGCGGTCGCTGCGTAGATTGGTGTAAACCCCGTGCTGAATCTACTTCCGCGTCCCAGTTCTCCAACTGAGAAATTATGGATAAACTTATCAGTATCATAGAAAAAGATTCAATTGATTTAATGGAATACCACAAAGGATTTTTGTCAGCACCGGATTTACCATTCAGGCCACCGATACATGTCGGCACTGTAATCGTGTGGCCACCGGCAGACATACATCCAGCTGCAAAAATTGGAGAACATGTGAACATCGGCAGATACACAAACATTTGCGGTGATATAGAAATTGGAGAATACACAAGGATTCAGGGATTCTGCTTTATCCCTGACTCTGTGAAAATCGGCAAACGTGTCTTCATTGGACCCAATGTAATATTTACAAACGTAAAACGTCCAAGAGTAAGGCACAATATGATGAAAATAAGAGACGGGATGACAATAGTTGAAGATGATGCAAGCATAGGGGCGAACGTAGTGATCTGTCCGGGGATCAGAATTGGTAGCAGATCCCTAATTGGAGCAGGGGCAATTGTTACAAAGGATGTTCCGCCGGATACGCTTGTTTTCGGATGTCCCGCAGAAATTAACGGGGGGAAATTATGAAAAGCTTAGAAGCTCTTTACAAAACAGATGACAAAATGGCTTATGATGGAGTTCCGATTACAGTCGGGTTCAATGAAAATGACGATCCAATTATAATGATTGTAGCGGAAGCAGGAAACCCGGACCACCAAAAGGCTCAGCGAAGATACGACAGAGCGCTCGAAGCTTCAAGACACAACATAAAACGTCGACGCCTTGTAATGGCACAAATCATCTCTGAAGGAATTCTCAGAGGGTGGAGTGGGGTCCTCGATTCAAAAGGCAAAGAAGTTAAGTTCACAAAAAAAGCAGCTATCGAGGCTATGACAAAATATGACAGGCTTCAGGTAGATATTATTAATGCTGCTGATGATCCAATGAATTTCAGACCGGAAGAAGAACTTGAAGGCAAAGAGGAAACGGAAAAAAACTAACTGACGTCCTGAAATGGGCGATAAAATACGGTGAAAAACTAGAGTTCTTTATCAATTTACAGAAAGAAGGTCACGATGTTCCAGCAATGGAAGATCGACCCATATTACACGAAGATCTAATAAATGATTATTCAGTATTTATAGAGCTTTCAAAAAAAAGAAGAATCGACGGGATGTCAGGCCATGTTTTTTATATAAACTTTTCTGAGATTGAATCATACTTACGATTGATGGAAATTAAAGATCCCGATCAACGGCAAAGGCTTATCAAACGTATAGAGTTCATGGACAATATCTATTGTAAACATTCAAACGAGAAGAAAAAATGAGCGATATAGTCATAACACTCAACGCAGAAAAAGCGGTCACAAACGCAGATGCATTAACAACTGCACTAGACAGGATTGAAAACAAAGCCAAAGATGTCAAACGTGTAGTAAAGAAATTTCTGCTCGCAGGCCAGGTTACACTCAAAGCAAAACGTCTTGCAACTGATATGAAAACTATCCAAGGTCAGATAAACGCACGAAAATTATTTGCCAGAGTACTGTTGCGTGTTGATAAACGAAGTTTAAAAGGGCTGCAGTCACAGATACGAACACATACTGGCAGAGGTGCTGACTTGCTCAAAGAAATGGGTATGAAAAAAACACCTGGTGGTGGATGGTTTGCATCTCAAAAACCAGATTACCAGAAAGCTAACATACAACTTAAACGATTGGCAACCAAATGGGGGGTTATTGATGCTTATGAAAAATCAACAATGAAAACAATTGGAGGCATTGGAGCTCTGTTAAGTAATCAAACAATAGCACAAACAAAAATATTGGCAACTCAGAAAGCTAGATATAATGTTTTAAAACAACATAAAATGTTAATGGCAAAACCAACTCCACCAAAAAAGCCAGATCCACTTGGTCTTGACAAACATTTTCCACCGGGCGTAACGGACCCAAAAGGTGACCAAAGATTTGCAAAACGAATAAGAGATAGGATAATTGACCCAAAAGAAATAAAACAGTCTACTAAAGCCCTCAACCAATATGAAAAGGTTATAAGGCAAATAGATAAAAAAACTCCAAGAACAGTGGAAGGCACAAGAAAAAGCTATCAAGATTTAAAAGATGACATTAATGCAATGACAATGTCCTATGCAAAAGGAAATGTTCCGCTTAATGAATACAATAAATTTATGAAAAAGTCAAAGGGTGAAATAAAAACGCTCAACAAAGAGCACAAAAAACTAAACAAAACTGTACGTCGTGGCCGCGGGTTCTTCATGAACTTCACTATGGCGTTGACTGCTGTGGCTGCGTCCATGTTCATATGGCAGAAAGTCAAGCAGGTAATGATAAAGGTTATCAGCTACGGAAACGAACTGTCAAAAACATTCACAAACATACAGGCAGAAACTGGTCTGCTCGATGCCAGTTCAAGCGGACTTGTAAAAACATTTGAACAATTATCTGATGATACAATCTGGGGCATTCCGGAAATGTATGATGCTTACAAGACCTTGAGAAAGGAAGGGCTCGGAACAAAAGCTGCAATTGACCAAATCATACCAACGCTGAAAATTGCACGCAACGCAGACATGGATCTTGCAAAGGCCGCAAAGATGGCAGCACATGATACCATGGGTTTACGTGAACAGTATCTGCGTTTGGATGAAGCAGTATCAAAAACAGCAGGTGAATCGTGGGGAAAACTCAAGAAGTCAATAGCGAGCGTATTCGAAGCTACATACATGAAAATGGAGCCGAAGATCATAGAAACTCTTGAAAGACTAAGTTCGTTCATAAAAGAAAATAAAGAAAGTTTGATAGCTGGGCTGGAAAGAATTGCAAGCGTAGTACTGAAAATAAGCGAAGCATTTGTCGGAGCAACCACAAACATGGCCGCGTGGCTCGGAAAAACTGCGGAAGTTACAGAAGGATCAGCATTAAAGAAACAGTACGATGTGCTTGCAGGAAGTCTTGATAGGCTTACAACACTAAAAAAGAAAGCAGAGGATGCTCCATTTATAGCATTTTCATTCTTTCCGGAGAAAGCCGAGCAATTAAGAAAAAAAAGAATAGCAGGACTTGATAAGGATATACAAAATGTTGTCAAAAAAATGATAGTTGCTGCTAAAAAAATAAAGGAAATAGGAAAAACAGAAATAGAAGAAACAGGCATGACATATAATGCAGATGATCGCCTCAAAGGATACAAGGAACTTTTTGATAAAACTGGTGAGATGTCAGCAAAGTTCTTTCAAATAAGAGGAAAAGAAATTGTTGCTTTTCACAACAGGCACCAGGCAATGTGGAAAGAAATTGGTGACACTGGAACACAAACACTCGCTACACTGGCTGCCTCAATCGATGCATATAATCTAAAATGGCAAAATCAATCTGCTTACATGAAACAAAACGCAGAACTGTTTAAGTTTACCGGTAAAATGTCAGATGATTACTACAATAAACTAACAGAAAAGATAAAGGATTCAATAATACTCTATGACAAATTAACCACCAAAGAAAAAGAAAATTTAATATTTCTGAAAACACGAGCTGAGTTTAACAAAAGACAGGCAGCTCTGGCGAAACCACACGAGGAAGTATTTGAAGAAACTGGAGTAATGACAGGCTGGCTGAAACAAGAAAAGCTCAGAAAAGCCACATCTGATTTTATGACAAAACAAATACAGATGGAAGAAACCGGTGGATATATAGCCGATATACGAAGAAACTATCAAATGAAAGTCCTGAAAATAGAAACAGACTTTTACGCCAAACGGCTTGAAAACCAGGCCACACACTTTGATGCTACTGGAAAAGCTACCAATGAATTCATTGAACTGCAAATTGGGGAATATCAACGTGCAGCAAGCGCCATGATGATCCAAGGTATGGATCCAAAAGCAGTAAAGGCACAGTATGACGAAATGATAAAAAATCTTACAAAAGATCTCATAGCACCCATGCTTGGTGAATGGCAAAAATATTATGATGCTACGAAAAAAATGTCAGAAAAACACACTGCAATCAATCAAATAAATCTGTCCTTTCAATATGAACACATGAAAAACGTACTTGGGGATCAGGAAGCAGCATACGAATGGCTTGTTGAAAAAGCAAACGAGGCTGCAATCAAAAGACTCGAAGCCGAAGAAACGACGCAATCTGGGATTAAGGCCGCGTGGTATAGACTCTACGAAGAAGCTGAAACGCTATCCAAGGAAATATCCGACATATGGGTGCAGGGCGCGCATGATGTCGAAACTGCATGGAAAGAAACGTTCTTCGATGCAATTAATTTCGAATGGGGTAATTTTGAACAACACGCAATTGATGTTCTGACAGCTATCAGAGATACACTCAATGAAATAGTATACGCTATGTTCAAAGACTGGGCAAAGGTAAAACTTGGCGATACATTCGGTAAAATGATCGGCTTTGATAGAGACAAGGAAGCCCAGAAAACACTGAAACAAACAGCAGCCCTCGAAGCCCAAAACATCGTGCTTGGAAAGCAAGCTGGAATGATTGCAACATTAACCGCCGAATACTGGGCACTTGCTATGGCAATGGCAGCATGCGGAATGGGTGGCGGAGGCACAGGGCAATCAGATATGTCCATCGCCGGTGAATGGAATACAGTTTCTTCATGGCACAAAGGGGGACGGGTAGGGATTGATTTCGCCCCACAAAGAACAGTTCCAATGTCAATCTTTACAAATGCTCCACGATTACATAATGGTTTAAGACGAGATGAGTTTCCAGCAATTCTACAACAAGGCGAAACAGTTTATCCTAAAAATGCTCCACAAAACAGTATAACAATTAATGTTCCGGTATCAGTAGAAGGAAATAATCAACTTGCCGGAAAAATAAGAACAGAGGTTGAATCATTGGTATATGACATCATGCAAGAGGAAATCAGATAATGGCAACAATGATGATATTAGACGGGTATACGTTCACTCTAAATCCGGAATCATGTGAAATGCCGATAAAAGAAAAACGGGCAAGCTCGATCAAAACACTCGAAGGGGCGGCATACTTCTCATGGGGAGCAATACTTGCTGGTACAATCATAAAATTAAAATGGAAATTCATGTCCATAGCAATGTTCGCTCAGCTTGAAACAAAAAATGAGAACGACGCTCAGGTTGTGTTCAACCCGGGATCCGGAACAAGCTATAATGTTGAAATACAAAATCTGAAAGGTGCATGGTTCTTAGATCAAACAGTAGGGGCTCAATTCAGAAAAGACGTAGAACTTGAACTTGTCATAATGTCGGAGGTCTAATGTCAATAACCCTTGATGCCACATTGAAAACTGCACAGGATGGTGTATCTCACAGACCAATCGTCAAAATTACCAGCTCACCGGCTGAATCTGCTGTTCCTTACCGTGGTAATAATTTTAATTCAGAATCCGCGGTCAAAGAAAACCGTGATCTTATAGTTACATCAACAGGCAGGCTTGCCAATCTATATGTGCGTGATGAGAATCTCTATTATAATTATTCTAACACAGACCGCAATGAATGGCAGATACCGATTGAAATTGCCGATCTTGCTGATGAAATTTTATCAGCGTCAATCTGTGAGCTCACAAATAACAATCTTGGGATCATACTGACTACTGATAACTATGATCTAAAATATATGATCATATCTCAAACCGGCAGTGTGGTAACAGCTCCGACGAATATTGAGACAGGTCTTGCCTGGCTTGGCGCTCCATCAGTAATCACTCTTGCAAACGACACATACCTCCTAATTTATCCACAAGGCACCGGCGTAGCGCCGGACACAGCAAACGATTATTATTTATACAAAAGAACCTCATCGAACTTTACGTCATGGGGATCTGCGTCAGCTCTTACATTAACCGGACTCGATCTAAATCATTATAAAAACAACCCACATCTTCTACAAATTACAAGTGGACGCATATTCTTACACTTTGATTATTTAACTGACTATCAAAATGAAGTTGAAATTAATAATATTTATTACATGACATCCGACAACAACGGATCATCATGGATAACTCCTATTGCAGTTACAAGCTATGATACTATTTCATCAATGGGCACAAATCCTGTAGCTGCCGAACAGGGTGACGGAAACATCGTTGTCGCTTTTCAGGAAAAAAATTCAGCAATGTATTTCAATGAAACCATGGACGGGTTCCCGGGAGATAACACCTTTGTGGGGGGTTCACTACAATATGATGAAGCAACGAAAACATTAATACACCTCGAAAGTAATACTGGAGTCTTACATGAATATGACAATATTTGTCAAATAGATACAAATGACAATACATTTGTAAAACTTTGGGATACAGAAACAAGTCCTGCAACAGTGCCAACACCACGGGGGGACATATTAAGAAGTCAACATCCATATTATCTTTTCAGAAGTGGCAACAGCGTAATGGTATTAAATGTTGAAACAGACACATGGACAGATTATCGGGGAGCAGTTGACAGCACAGGGAGGAACGGTTCAATCTCAAATCCAAATTATTATTATGGCCATCCAACTCAATATGGGTGGGACTTATATGGAAACATACAAGCATTTATTCGAACTGTTGGTAGCGTGGATCGTCTTTATATAGCCAAATGTAGCACATACACCGGATATTATTTCTTTTTTGGTTACATTGACTTATCCGAAGTCCCAGATCCGATAACAGGATTATACACATGGAATGAAGTTCATTATTCTAATGCAAAACAAGATGGTTGGGCTCCATGTCATTTTACTGGCAGGTCAGTTCTATCTGATTTTTTTTATATTCCTGAACTTAACCGCATTTGTGTTTGCAGTAAAGGCAATGTAAATTACGAAGTTACCCATACCGATATTGGAATTGCATTATTTGATGATAATGGGTTAATTCGAGAAACCTATGTTCATGATAATAATGCTGGATTGCCACGCAGCGGTCCATTCCAAGCATTATATTTAAACGGCAGTTTTTGGTTCACTTTTTTCTATGATTCAGCAAACTATCCAGATCGCCGAGGTTTATGTCAGTTTAATATTACCACTCAAGCAGTTACATATCATGAAGCTAATTGGTTTTCCTGTTCAAGCAATTGTGGATTTGGTGAACCTACAGATATGGGAGACGGCGTTAGAATACTGATGTATTCTGATAAAGTAGGATGTGACAAAGGCGGTGTGGTAATATTTGATACCAATACTTATGAATGGACTGTATTCAATAATACTACTATGCCGGGATTAATTCCTGTTGGTGATTGCAGTGGTTTTGGCGGATACATGTATACCGCAAGATTTACAATGACCCTTGGTTATGATTCTGTAACAAAAACTATTTATGCTGTGTATTATGCGGGTTTTGCTCCTTGGGATAAAACTCACGGTGTTATTGCTTTTTCAGAATACGGTGCTTATTCCACCCTCAGGTATGCAACGATAACAGACCCTGATAGTATCCCTGTTTATAGTTCTTTTTCTGATCTCAGCTATTATGACTTTGAATATAACGCTGCCTTGGCGATAGACAGCGATGGTTATTTATGGATAACTTGGGATCATAAAGACAGCCTGACAGAACAGAATCTTATATGGGCAAATTCCATGGAAAACAAGGAGATACAAAATTATTTCGATATTAACACTGACCTCAAAGTTGAATGGGACGTGCAAAAAATAAGCAAACTGTCTTTCAGCTTATCGCACGGGTATTTATTTGACCCTCTTAACTATTCGTCAATCTGGTCCGTCTATCTTAAAATGGGACGTATTTTAACATTACAGATTGGTGAAGAAATAAGCAGTACGGACTATTATCAAGACCAGGGAGAATTTGTAGTTAAAGAAACATCACTAATATACGGAAAATCCTACCCAAAAATACAAGTTAAAGCTGAAGACATGCGAACTCTCTGGGAAGATAACCGTATCATTGCAAGTGAATATTTTAGTAATTCAGTTCCAAAAACAGTAGTTGAAAATTTACTTATAGACCATGGAGGTCTATCCTCTGCGGATTATGACATTCCATCGTTTTCTGGATCACACAATCTGTGGCATCAATTTCTGGATATCGACCTGGAAGAAGCTGTACAATTAATCTTAGATCATTTTGGATATTTTCCATTTGTAAATGTAGATGGGAAGTTTGAACCAAGATGGATTAATTTTTCGGGTTCTGTAGATCATACATATACGGGGACAGAAATTATTGAATATTCTCCAGACAGTAAATATGCAACGTTCATTAATCGTGTAATTGTGACAGGGATGAGTAATGTATTTACTGAAGTCCTATATGAAGAAGAAAGTATTCAAAGTGTCAATGGTACCGTGGGGCATTGGGGCGGAGATAAAGACTTAACAGTTTATTACTCAAAAGATCGACAACGTACATGTAGAAATCCAAGACTTGAAATTGTGATGTCTGTATCTGAATTTCAGATTTGGGGCATGAAAGGCGGAGGCAGTGAACAAATCAGCAGTGTTGACCCTGATGAGCATTATGTAATCATTGAAATAGAAATACCTGACCTTACGGGAATACTAATTGCGGCAATAGCGGCATTGCTTGCTTTGGCTGCTGCTAACATTGCTTGTGATGGGGTCTTCACTGGCTGGTGTGGCGTGGCCATGTATGCTTTGATGATAGTATTAAATTTAATTTTGCTCATATTGGGGGCGATTGCAAACTACAGTTATAATATTTGGGCAAGACCAATTGGCCACGAGCGAATGACATTCCAAGCTCAAGCAGATGATGTTGATTTCCAGCAACAGTTAAATGGAAAAATTATACCAGAAACAATTGATGA